TGTCTTGTGCAAGGGTACGACCGAATCGTAATGGAGAGGCAGTGTAGTACTAAAAGTCAATCTTGGTGTGTAAGAACAGCCGAAGATGAAGAAAACAATTTTATGATGATTTGCCGTAAGGGTAACGTTTATGAGCTAATGGAATTGGCACCATTCATTAGCGTTGATGGACATCTGCTGCATAAATACGACCATCGTGGGAGACAGTGTATTCACATGGTGGCATTGTACGACAGAAAAAATGCTATTATGAAAATAGAAATACTTGTAAACATGGGTGCAGACATTAATGCAAGGGAACGAAATACTGGTAATTCATTACTTCATATTGCTGTGAAGACAAAAAATTACGAATTGGCTGAGTGGCTGTGCCGAGAGCCAACCGTTAATCTAGGAGCTATTAATTATGAGCATCATACTGCTTACCACATGGCCTACTACCTTCATGATGAGAAGATGAAGGAGCTTTTGATAACCAACAGAGCTGTCTGTGACAATCCTGAAGGCATCAAAATGTCTGAAGATGATATTAGTGACTTTTCTAGTGACAATTAACGGATTCTTGTTTACAGTGTTTTAACCAATCTTTAACCTTGAATTGGCTATAAGCAACTAACAAAACAAAGAATGTAACCGATAAGATTATTATTGTTGCGTCTTATTGTCCATAAATGTGATGTAATTATTCGCGAAAGTGTTTGAGTGATAAACTTTAAACTTTTATTTGACAAGACTTAATTCGATAAGAACATAAACAAGAGTATTTAACGGAACCGCTAACCGATCGTAAGACATTTGTAACTGTACCTTTTATTTGTATACTTGTAATTACATAAAGAAATAATTGACTAAGGAAGTGATTGGACATGTGGTCACTGCAAGATTCTATCTTCACTTGTGAACGAAATCATGAAGGTGAGAACATAATTCACTATCTTTGCCGCAATGGAGGAGTCATTGATTTGCTGACTTTCCGAAATGCTATTAATGATGAAAATAGGTATCTGCTGTCGGAATACAATCGTGATGGAAAACRGTGTATGCATATTGTCGTAAGCCAGGATAAAGTTGATCCCATAAATAAACTCATGCTTTTGATGAAGTGGGGCGCGGATATCAATAGTAAGGATCAAAAAGATGGCAATACGGTTCTTCATATTGCAGTGCTTACAAACAACTACGAAGTGGCTAAATGGCTGTGCCAGCAGCCGGGAGTTGACATGGAGATTATCAACTTTGCTCGTAAGACTCCGTATCAGATTGCCTGCGACCGTGCCAATACCAGGATGATGGACCTACTCYGGAAGAATGGTGCACGATGTGACGTTCCATTGAAAATAAATACAGCTCGCCGAAGGGCAAGTCATGATTATGGTGTCAAGCTCATCAGAATGGGAGAATCAGCTCGTTAGTTAACGAGCGATACAACTTGAAACTCTGATAAGTTTTTGTAGAACTTGCAGTATCAATGCATTTATAAGTCATTATGTTCCGAAATTGTTAATTTTATGTGCCAAACAAACTTTTTAAAACTATTATGTGTAATTATTAACAGTTTTCCATTTCAAATAATTAGTCTAAGTAGATTCTTGTTTGCTTTTCTATGTTCGTAGTTCAGGCAAGCATACTCTCCGCGAACATTATTACAGTAAACTTTTGGCAACTTACTGTAAATTAATGAAACAGCAATAAAATAGCAATGTTTCAAATATTGTGATGGACATTTGCTTTTTAGCTGTCCCACTATCAGCACAAAACACATTTCAGTGCTTACGGTGTTTAATGTGATCTAAAATAAACAACAGGATATACTTTCGTTGAAAAATCAGTTACAAGGCTTTGTTCAGTATTTTTGTTCATCATTCAAAAAGCTATTAGACTTCCAGATAAAAAGATGACTAAGTCATCTTGTAGGCATTCTTTGTTCATAATTTGCGTGTTATTCGAATTCATAATCAGTTTCATAAACATAGAATTAAATTGAACAATTAAACTGAGTTCATTGCAATGATACTCTGACATTGAAAATGACAAACAAATGCATGAGTAGTTCTAGGTGACTGAACTGGATCATTATAAAAAGCAACACGTGTTTAAAAATAGAAGAAAACGAAATCACTCATCGGACGCTACAGTCGTTTTTTTGTATTTTTCAAATATTCCCGAGTTTCCATATGAAAAATGTGCTACAAGTTCGGGTGTGTAGTGCCCCGTGAATGGGAAAGTTTTCCCATGTTTGCTGTGAAAATTATTTTATACGCCGAACTCTTTGAGCACTGGCGGAGTTACGGCAGACTTGACAGTGCAGTGATTATCATAGGAAATGTGGTAGCTATTTCGGAAGCTTTATTTCCATTTCTGTGGTTACGTAGAGTTGGCGATACGAATCTTTTACCAAACTCAGAGTATAGCTTTGTTTATATTGACTGTTTTTACTGAATGATGTATTCAATTATAAGTGYGTTAAAAAATTAACATCGTTGTTTTATTTGTTTCGCACACCTCAAGCGCGAAGCACTTAGGGCACTCCATAGCTAGTTTTCTTGAGTAACTTATAATATTATGTAATTTTCATTATTGTTTACTGGTTTCTTAAAGGTGCGCATATCAAAAAAACGACTATTGTAGTCATAGATGCTAATTGAAATTTTCGACCTGACGATCGCCCCTAGTACGAGCCAGAACAGTTTGTTCGAAGATTCCATACATTACTTGTTAAAGCCTACTAGGCATAAGTCGTCAGGCAGAAAATTTCGTGTTATCTACGAGTGAGTTATCACTGTCAGAATTATTTATCCTTGGGATATTACGCCTTAGGCTTTATTGACTCACTTGTAGAAACCGCAAACAGAATCATATCATCCAGACATACGAAACTTATCAACCGTCTGATTGGTGAAAAACAAACAGAGATATCAGATATTTTTCTGATTGTAAATAGATAGCGTTGCCAAAAAAACGTCCCTAATTACTGTTTAGTCCATCAAAATATTTACTCTAAAGTCGTACATGCACCTAAATATAGGAGTATGTTAAAAATATTATTTACGAGCGAAAAATTCAAGCGGTATTTTGTTCCATTGTAGTTAATATATTTCGTGTTTTTATCGCTCACGGACGTGGTCTCGAGCCACCATTTTTGTGTTATTATCCTTGTATGGTGCGGCAATAAAAACGTACTCGGTCATAAAAATAACCAAGTGAGTATGCCTTTAAGATAGTTTTCAAATCGTAATTTCTAATCAAAAATGAATGAATAATTACCGGAAGTAATAGTTGTCCTTCACTAAACTGTCACTTTATATTTCAGATTCGAGACTTTTGATCATGGTTCTTAATCTAATCATACCACAAGAGTGGAACATACTGCCYTGCGCGACGCTGCAGGTGGAACTGCTCCGTATCATCAGAGCAAAGAAAAAAAGTGACTTGACATCAGCCGGAGTTGTGGGCTATTACAATGACGTAGTTGCAGAATCAATGGATTTCTTCGATTGTTTGTGGTTCCGGAAGCTTGAAGATACTAGTAAAGAACCCGACTTTCATCGTTACTCGTTGATGATAGTGCCAATGGTTCCATCATCTGCAGCAGATTCGGATGACTCAAGCAGCTGCTCAGAGTGTGATTCCGATGCATTGCTATCTGACGATGGACCCTGTTCTACTTGTGATGAGTGTCACGACTCAGATAGGTATGAACTGTCATCAGATTGTTAGTAAACTGTAGGAGAGTAAAGTCTCAAGTAAATTCTAGTGTTTAAAGTAATTTAAGCTAGTGATTTAGATGTAATTGCGTGTAATCTAATGTAAACAGTGAAATTCGTGGTTATTTAACTCCGTGAGCCATATTCGTGTGAGAGCATTAGTGTCGAGAACATGTCACATTATTTGTTGGTACCCCGTGAGTGGAAAGTGATTCTAAAGATGAAAGTGAAACGACAGCTAAGGTATATAATTATGCAACATCACGAGGAATGTGCAATATCTGACCGAACCGGTTGTGTGTTATAATAATGTGTGCGCAAGAGCAGAGAAATTCGGATGCTACATTTAGTTTAAAAAGACAAGTGATATCAGTAAAAAGCCGGAACTGAAGGAATACATTAAACTTACATTGGAAATAGAAGAAAAACCCTTGATATTTAGTCAAGAAGACATTATGTTATTATTAGAAATAGATAAGTAAATAGCTTACCTTTGAATTGTGTTGTTTTATTTTATAAACAAATACTGATATATTATAGGTTACATGAATTCCAGCAATACTAATGGACAAGCATAGCCTTGCGGACATCATTTAGGCAATTGGGTATTTGCGTGACTAGGTGATTTGAACACTAAAGTAACAAACAATGAGGTAATATCAGGTGTTAATTAATGAGCCTGATAACTATTCTAAGCTTGACATGTCATATAAAACGGCAGTGCCAAGTTGTCACGAGTTTGGTAGAAATAAAAGACAACTCAAAAAATGTTCAACACTTTTTCTTTTTTTTTTTTTTTTTTGCTTACATTTTAAACACACAATAACCTAGATTAGAGATCCGAAAAATGACATAAAAACAGTATAATAGTTGACCTAATTTACTTGTCTGTAGCGACTGTTGAGCCTAATCAATTATATTATGTGACATAATATCGCGGTGAGCGCCAAAAGCAGCATGACATCATTTCATTGTTCAACTGCTATCTGTTATAAAATCAAACAAGATAATTTAAATAATGTCCAAAAAGTAAAATCTTTACACTAACAAAGTGGTGCAAAAGAGGTAAATTATGTAATACTTTTGTTATCGTTTGGATCACCCATAAAATATAGTTGAACAATGTTTTATATAAATAATCAGGTATAAAAAACTCACTTAATTCCAGGAATCAGCTAGCGAATTCCGCGCTTATTCAATGTTTTTCTGCGCAAGCCGCCAATGTGCTTCCGCTGATAAGTCCTGCTGAATAATTACATTATGTTACTGATACGTCTTCCAAACTTCTACCCACGTTGTTATGAACTAGATATGATCCGTTAGAAACTTACTGTTTAGTACTTCCGAGCAATCGTCGACGAAGTATGCTATTGTTGCTACCCTTACTGGACATTGCGCTCCAACTGAAATCATAATATTGAATTTTAAACATCCACTTTGGCTAAACACTATTTCAGCTTCAATACTTACAGAAAATCTTACCAGGATTTTGGAGAAGGCTGATGCGACACTTTAGCAACGTCCGGTAAGGCACGCGTCGTGTTATTTGGCCATGTCTCACAGCCCGAATTTCTTCCGCTGTTTATTTCTATCTTAATAGTTTCTTCATCTTTAGGTACTTTTACATTGTAGACATTAGCATCAACAGTTTCTCTGGAATCAAAAACAAGCAAAGCACGCTCTTAACTACCTAAATTTGACTCAAACCATTAGATTATTAAAACAAATTTAAAGTACTTACTCTTGAGATACTTTCTCGAAAATGTAATAAAATCCAGTAGTATCAGTGCGACGAGTTAATCTGGTTGGTACATCGTTTATCTGTAGAATGGGACTCACATAGTTAAAATGTTCAATTATTCTCTCTGTTAAGGCCAGCAATAATATTTCTATGCGAAAAGGCCATTCATTGGGTACCCAAACGAAGGTGCCCAATTTTTCGTATACAATAGCTGTATAATGTTCTTCCATTCTATCTAGACCAGTTCACTACATTAAAAGCACAACAAATTGTCTATCTTGGCTCAACTTTATGCCTTTTATAAGTTTCCGTCTTGTGACGTCGTACAAATAAACATCACATGTATAGATATTTTTAGAGCCAATTTGTTCATGTGTGACTGAAACGTAAGATAGTCGCTATCGTTTCTATCGCCCAGATTAGATATTAATTATCTCAAAATTTGAAAATCGGTTTATGGTCATGTAATAATAAAGATCAGCAATAAAATCCAAATCTTCATTTATTAATCTAGAATGTTAGATTTTTTTACATCATTAACATGTTTATTTTCTTATTTACGACCAACTAGATTTTAAATGTGACTTTCAATTTAATAAGAGGGCCTATAAAAAAACAGGATAAGATAAGAAGATTAAATGGTGGCCTTGCTATAAGTCTTCAAATAAGCTGCGTAGATACCGCGAACAACAATACTCTTATCAAACCAATGACGTTAATTGATACCAATGCCAAGCTGATCAATTGAATGCCTATGAAATAGTTGAAAGTCCATTTAGCTCCATCAAAACATTTGCCAGCTTCTAGCGGTCCCAAATAGCTTTTATCAATGTTTACGATCTACTAATGCTAAAAAGTAAGTAAAATTAGCGCTTGCAAACCGAAATAACATGGTAAAACCCTACTGCAACCAACTTGACGTACGTAGAAGCATAAACTAGGATTTTCTGATTGATTTATGTGACAAAAAAGATAAACAATCCATTATACGTTGAATGTTTCACGCGAAAACAGAATGATCCGTAGCCTTGAATCCAAGGCTAAAAAGGTAAATGATCGCGGATCAAAACATCGCAGAGCTCAACAATGTTTACGATACCAAATTACGCATGCGCAAAAACGTGTTTAGAAATAGACAGAAAGGCAAGTATATTGTTGTTTGTTGAGTGAGATCAGTGATATATCAAGAATTTTTTATTCATACAGAAATGAATCATCAAAAAAATCTATTATCAGCTGTCTATTCATGACCTACCGCAATAGATCGTTATTATCGTTTACTGCTTAGAATGTTATAAATAGTTTTGAGCGTTATGATAACCTGAAAGACGAGTATCCGTTATCTTATTTGTTTCAACCTTGGCACAGTAAGAGGCTTCAATGAATCTAGTAAACAAGCCTATGATAGAGAACGTAACAATATTATGTAATGTCTGATAAACAAACCTAATTAGGTATGTTTGTGTATACTAGATTATATTTTGCTCCCGGATGAACAGAGCGTTTTTTAGGATAATAAAAGAAACAGGTTTTGGTATAATGGGTTAAGTGAGTCATTGTGATATTACCTAAAACGCATATAGCTATCTTTGTGTATGAATCTGTACACGTTTTTAGCCACATGATCTCAGTGTGTTTATAATTGTAGAAACGTGAAAAATAAATACAGATGTTGGAATGAGGGTTCTAAAGTTTTCCCCTTCGTGAACCGATTGGTATTTCAATTATTCATCCCGTAACATTTGGTATTTTTTGAGAGGAAGCCGCTTTTCTTCCCCTCCGT